TCTCGTAGTGCGTGTTCAGCGTCAGCGTCACCGGCGAGCCGGCCGAATCCTTGACCACCACCGCCGAGATCTCGGGGTACTTAGTGCGCACGTAATCGCCGACCGCGACCGGACTGACGAAGGCCTCGTTGGTGACGCTGCTGCCGGCCTGCGTGGCCTTGGTGCCGTACAGCGCGAGTGCCAGGTTGTCGATCTGGAAATCCTCGAGCACGCCGTTCACCGTGGTTTTCTTTTCGGTGATCAGGCGGTAATCGGTGAGGCGCTGGCCACTGACCGATTCCTTGTGTTCGAGGGTCGTGGTCGCGAGCGCGAAGGTGAGGTCGCGCACGTTGCCGACGTAACGGAACGCGCCGGGGTTGCCGTTGCTCTGGCGCGCGCCGACATACAATTTGCCCTGTCCGGAAAACAGCATGGTTTAATCCTCCTGCTTGGATTTCGTCTTGCGTTGATGTTCAACCGCGGCCGAACGCGCGCGCCCCGCCTCGATCAGCCGTTGCGCCTGGTCGGCGTCCAGTTCCAGCTTGGCGCCGACCGGATGCACCAGGCCGGCGTGTTCGTGTTCCTGCAACAGTTGCACGGTTTCCTTGTTCATCGTCAGCCTCCGGTGCCCAGGGTCATGTGCTGCGTGGTGAAGCGCAGCGCGAATTCGACGTAGCCGGGCGAGAACACCGGCTCGTCGCGTCCGGCGTAGCGGAACGGCCGGTAACCCGCCGGCGCCCAGCCGGCCAGCGCTTCCAGTGTCTTGCCGATCAGCACACCGGCGGTGCTCTGGTACGTCACGTCCAGGGCCACCGGGTCCGGGATCAGCTTGACCACCGCGACCACGATCCATTCGCCGTTCTCGGCCGCGGCCTGGCCGTTGCCGGCGTAGGCCGTGACCTCGCCCGCGCCGGGCTGCACCACGAGCAGCGGCAGCTTGGGCATGAGCGCGTCCGGCAGCGTGTCCACGATGCTGGCGGACGAGGTCACGTTGAGGCCGGTGACGCCGGTCACCTGCGCCACGAGGCGGGCGAGGATCAGCGGTTCGGCGTCGAGCAGGTCGATCACGGGATCTCCTTGTCGTTTTTTGGTTTTTGCTGAAACGTCACGTTGACTTCAAGGCCGCGCCATTTGAGCACCCAATTCGAGCCCATGTTCATGCCGACCAAGGCGAACGTCGCGAACAACCCGCCGCCGCCGCCATACAGCACGGCCGTTTCCAGCGTGGGTTCGATGAAATCCTTGAAGTCGAGAAACGCGAAAAATGCCAAGCCGAAAAACAATCCCACCAAGGCGTAGGCCATGAAGGGCAAAGCGCCCAGCGAACGCCGGCGGATGGTTTCTTGCGCCGCCATGGCACAGCCGCCGATCATGCCACTGACCGCGGCCACCAGATAAAAAAACACCTGGATCAGATCAATCTGCTTTTCCGGCATGATGGCGGTCATCCTCATGGTTCATTTTTCCGTCAGGTAAATTTCGTCTTACGTTCATGGCGTGCCTGGCATTCGCGGCAACGCACCGCCATCGGGCAGGCCTTGACCCGCGCCGGCGAGATCGGGTCGGCGCAGCCGAGGCACACGCGCTCGCCGTCGTTGATCACCGGGATCTCGTGCGCCGGGTGCGTGGCGGCGTAAATGCCGGCGGCGCGTTCGGCTTCCTCGTAATGCTGCGCGCGGTCGGCGAGGTCGCCGTGCAGGCGTTCGCCGTCCAGCATCGATTCGTTCAGGTTCATGCTTGCCCCCGCACGTTGACTTCGTAGTTGAATTCCTGGGCGAAAGTCGTCTGGAACCGGTCGGCGAGCTGATCCCGAACGCCTTCGAGGGCGCGCACCGCGGGCGTGAGGTACACGCCCTGTTCCTTGATCGGCAAACGCGAAGCGCGCTGGCGCAGAAAAACACCGGTATGACCCGTGGACATCGTGGCCACAAACGCCTTGTCGAAAAAATGCTTGCCGACGCGGGCGCCGAGACGCGACTGGCGCGGCTTGCCGACATCGCCGGCGCGCACCGGCAACACGCCGAACCAGGCGGCGCCGGATAGTTCGCGCCGGAAAGCCCGGTGCAGTTTTCCACGGCGACGCCGGCGCAAGACACTGAGCGGCACATCGCTTTCGCGCGCGATCGCGCGCAGGCCTTGCGAGATCGCCCAGGACAAGGTCTTGTTGATGGCGCGCCCCATCGCCAATCGGGCCTGTTCGGGACGATCCTTGAGCGCCGCCTCGACAGCGGCGAATTCGCGCACGTCCAGTTCGAAGGCCAGGGCCATCAGCTGTACTTCCGCAATGTCACGAGCGCCGCGCCGGAATCGTCCGGCACCGCGCTGGTCACGATGGTGTACACCGCCGCACCGCGTTCGAGCGTGTCGCCCGGCGCGGCACCGGTGGCGATCCACGCGGCGGCGTTGACCAGCACCTGCGGCTCGGGGCGGTTCACCGGCACGCCGGCGAAGTTCGCGCCCACGTGGGGCGCGAGAAAGGCAACGGTGAGCGGGTGCGGGGTTCCCCCGACCGTCACCGTCACCGCCTCGCCCTGCGTGGCCAGGATCGCCGCCAGCGTCAAGCCGTAGTCCATCGCGCGGTCGTCGCTTAGGCCTTGACGCCGAAACGGTTGGCCAGCTGGATGTCGAGGGTGGTAACGCCGTTGCCGGCGTCGGTGCAGGCGATCGCGGCGTTGCTCACGTCACCGCTGGCCGGCGTCCCCAGGTTATCGTCGAAGTTGGCGGCCGAGGCATCCCACAGCACCATCTCGCCGTGCAGGATGACCGCGCCGCTGAGCTTGGGCACGTTGAAGCGGCCTTCGAAGGCCACCTCGCCGCTGGCGCCGTTGGCGATGTCCACGGTGCAAATGCCGATCTGATTGCCGACCACGACCACCTGGCCGGAAACCTTGTTCGCGCCGGTGCCGTTGGCCCAGGTGCGGATGGCGCCTTCGTTGATGTAGTTGTTCATGCTGTTTTCCTCTCGTCAGTTTTCAAAATGGAACCGCGCCTTAGTCCCCCCGGCGCAGTCGTCAGATCATTACGCGCCCGGGTTGCGGTACGTGCCACGCCAGTCGATCGCGCCGACACCGAAGGGCAGCTCGACCTTCCACGCGCGTCCCGAGGTACGGAAGTTGATGTCCTCCGTGACCACCGGGGTGCTCTGGCCGTCGAGGAACACCACCTCGAACACCGGGTTGACGTTGGGGTCGGCGAACAACTGCCAGGTCGTGCCCGTCAGCCAGGGGCTGCTGACAATGTCGCGCACGATGCCGTTGACCTTGTTCGGCTTCTGCAGCTTGTTGGCCGTATCAGCGTCATACACCGCATTCACCAGCACCTTGACATTGCCTTCCTGCGCGCCAGTGACTACCGCGATGGCCGGCATGATGCTGAGGTATTCCGCATCGCTGCCCGGCGCCACTTGCTTGCTCATGGCGACCTTCGCGGCATCGAGCAGATCCACGCTCGGGACCGCGCCGGAGCCGGCGAGGTTGTTGTGGTTGGCGTGATACAGCGCCACGCCGTCGGACATCGTCGGGTTGGCGAGCAGCAACGCATACACCGCGCGCTCGATGGCGCGGTTGCCGGCACCGCCCAGGCTCTGCGCCATGGTCTGGATGTAGCCGGTGTCGTCGTTGATGATGACCTCGGGCGTGATGTTGATGATGTTGCCCTTGCGCGTCGCCTGGATCGGATTTTTCTGACCGTCCGGGATCGACTTGTTCTTGTACTCGCCGTGCTCGTTGACCGTGTCGAGGTTGCCGATCAGGCCGGGCACGATGCGGTTCCAGACGCGGAAATCGGACACGCTGCCGGTCTTGCAGAAGCGCGCCCAGGTCGAGGTCTGGGCCAGGAAGCCGGTGAGCACCAGCTTGTGCATGGTGTTTTCCAGAATCACCGGGAAGTCGCTGGTGGTCTGCGCGCCTTTCGGCGCCATGTGCGCCATGACGCCCGCGGCGATTTCCATCACCGACATGCCTTGGGTTCTGACGCCCACCGCCTCGAGACTGGCGCGCGCCAGATCGATCAGGCGATAACCGCGCCAGGGATTGGCGGCGTCCGGTTTGTCCGCGCCCATGCGCGCCTGCAGCGCCTGGCCCATGCCGAGGACGCGCTTGTCGCGCTCGTCCTGGCCGCCCGGGCGAATCTGGTTCAGCGGCTCCGCGCCTTCGCCGAGCTTGGCGAGGATTTTCTCGCGCGCCTGCTCGGTGGTGATCTTCGGGTCGGCGACGAGCTGGTTGACGAAATCCGCGATGCCTTCGCGCGCCATGAACGGCTTGGCGGCGGCGAGGATGTCGGTGTTGCGCTTCGCCAGGCGGGCCTGCTCCTTGGCGACGGCGGCCTGCTCGATCTGCACGACGTTGGTGTCGTCGCCGGCGATGATTTCGTCCTCGACGACTTCCGTGGTCGCCGGCTGTTTCGGGATTTTCAAAGGCATGGTGTTCTCCTTGGGGTTAAAGGCAGCGGCGACCGCCGCTGGTACGTGAAAACGGGAAAAGGCCGCATGGACATAGCGCGCGGCTTCCTCGGCCGGCGCATTGTCGGTGATCTCGTCCACCAGTCCGGCCTCGAGGGCCTCGTCGGCGGTGTACCAGTGATCTTTGTTGTCGTTCAGCAGCGCCATGGTTTCTTCCTCGGTCCAACCAGTCTTGCGCACATAACTGGTAGACATGGCTTTGGCGAACTTGTCGAGCACATCGGCATACTCGCGATGTAACGCAGCATTGCCACCAGCAACTCCCCATGGCGCATGCACCATGAACAGACCGTTGGGATTGATGTGTACGACATTGCAACCCATGGGGATGAGCGAGGCGATGGACACGGCCACGCCATCAATTTCAGCCGTGGTGTTTTTCGGGTGGCGCCGGATAGCATTATGAATGGCCACGCCGTCAGCGACCGAGCCGCCGTAGGAATTGATACGCACCACGATGTCCTTGTCCGCCAAACCTTGCAGGTCCTCGACGAACTTCTTAGCGGTGACCGATTCATCGTTGAACCAGGAATCGCCGATGTCACCGTATATCAGTACTTCGGCGGTATTCTCGTCGGCGGCGCGAATGGTGTAATTCCATGGCTTTGGCGGCGGCGCGGCTTGCGTGGATTTCACACTGGTCCCGGCAATGGATTTTTTCTTGGCTGGCATCAGTCGATCCTCATTCCTGGGCGCGCAACGAGCCGCGCGCGTTGCTGTTTTGGTTCGGCGCCGGCGCGGCTTGATTGCTGCTCGACAGATTGGCGGTGAATCCCTTGTCGGCCTGCATCTGGCGCCAGTTGGCTTCCTGCTCGAGCACGTCGCGCGGATTCTGCCCACGACGGCGGATGATCTCGGGGCCGCTGGCGTAGCCGGCGCGTTCCAGCAGCATC